AAATAAGTGACGTCTGCAATCTCACCTAAGTTTGCACCACCTGGAAGGGTAGTAATTTCAGTACCCTTACCACCCTCACGGCGTGGCATCCAGAAGTCCTCAAGCATGGACATATGCTTACGATCATCGCGGATTTCACCTGTACCAGCATCATACGTGAGCTTATTACGATATTTTGTCATAATATCTTTTAGGTATTGCTCTTGTTTGTTTCTTGGCATATTGCCTACGTCGACGTAGAATACGCGACGTTCTGGTGCACGGGATACACGATAGATAACCGTTGCATCTTCAACGAAGCGCAACTGGTTCATTGGACGGATAGCTTTATGTAGATATGAAAGCACCGTCGATTTTGCTGGATCAAATAGTCCTGATGTTAAGTGGACAACCGAGTCCTCGCTTAATTTAACGCCTCCAGCATAGCTTCCCAGTAATTGTGGCGACTGTACATTGTTATTAGTTAATTTCTCGTTGTACAAATAGAATGTTTCAATTCTATCAATAACTTCTGTACCGTTTTCTTTTTTCTTTGTAATGTTACGGATTTTACGAATACGTCTTGGGTCGATGTAAATTAATTGTTTGATACCAGCACGTGTATTTTCTGGGTCAATTACAACGTGATAGTATAAACGTCCATCAACATACCAACGACGGAAAATGTCTGATGCGAATGAGCCGAAATCTAGAAGTTTTACAACCTCTTTGAATTCGGCTCTAATCATTTTCTTAATACTGTCTGGTTGGTCTAATTCGTCAAGATCTATTTTTACAATATGTCCACGATTATCATGAACGATTGCTTCATTGACGATATCTTCAATGGCTGTTTCCATTTCTGGTTGCATTGCCATTGTACGATATTTGGTGATTAAATCGATTTCAGTTCTATAAGAACCGTCTAGGTCGACATAAATGCCGTAGTGTGCGCCAGTCTGAACGTTAATCGCACCGTCTTCGAGTTGCGGTGTGACTGGCGATGGTAATAGTTCTTCTCCGTCTTCATCGCGGACAATTCTAAAACCAAATAATTTTATTCCTGCCATGTATTTTTCCTCATAATATCAAAATCAAAATAGGGAGGGCGAGCCTCCCCACATTATGTTCCTTCAAAATTAAAGAGTAGGAATACCAGATGGTAGATAGTACTGGTATGCGAATGTTACGTTAAATTCTTCTAACTGGTCATTTGATTGCCAGTTCAAGTCAATTGCGCTAAGATTGGTTGGCCACATGCCTACAAATTGGTATTGTTTAATTACATTACCGCTTTTACCAAACTGCGTTACAGTAGCATTAACACCATAACCGCTATCAACATTAACTGCCACACTTGATCTTGCGTTACCAACTGGACCGTTAATATTTGTATGCCATTGTTCCATTGCATTTCTGATTAGGAAGTCTTCATCATTAATAATTTGTACTTGCCAATCAGCATAAGTGCGGTTTCCAGCAATCTTAACTTCACGACCGAAGTAATATGCTGGCGCCACACCGATTGTTGATTCAGGCAATTGAGCAGCATTACACATAAATGTTAATTTTTGGCCAGCTGCAGTACTGTTATTAATAAATGTTGGAATCACTAATGAAACTTGGAACAGGTTAGGACGTGCGCCATCACCCACTAAGTTATTTCTAAATTGATCTACATTAAAAGCCATTTGTATCTCCTGGATATCAACTATTTATTAGAACTGGCCAACGACTTCACTGAAACTTACTCCAGTTCGTACTGCTACGAAATTTAGAGTAATGAAGTTGGCACTTTTTGCTGGCTGAATGTAAATATCGCCTCTAAATTGATTTGCGTCAATAACAGCAGGTGTGTTATTTGTTGAGTCGCAAACAATCTTGTAAGCATAAATGCCGCGCTGAGCCTGTACAGTTCTTAGGAATGGATCAACTAGAGCAACAAATTGAGCTTGAGTAAATGCATCATTGAATTCAAACAAGCTATTCTTAGCTGCTTGACCAATTGTTTTCTCAAGAACAATGAATAGACGACGTACATTGATGCGATCAAATGCACTTGGACGATTTTGCATAGTCTTGTCGCCATATAGGACAGTTCCTTGTCCTGGGAACGATACAACTGGATTAATACCAGCTTTGTATAGTTGATCGCGAGCTGCTTGGTTTGGATTAAATGCCAACTGAATAACGTTGTTTAGAACGCCACGTTGGAATCCAGCAGGTGACCACCATGGAGCTTTTACATTATCAGTGTATGCGCATAGACCTGCGATATCACCGTTTAATGGAATCCAACGATATTGGTCATTGTATTTGTCGTATTGATATTTCCAACCTGTATCAGCAACAGCATATGAGCTGAATGTATTTAGAGTTGAGTTAAAATATGTTGTAATAGCATTAGCTGGGCTTACAGGATCTTGTGTTGCAGATAAAGGAGGTGACACGAATGCAACGCAGTCTTGTCTTGCAGCAGCCAATTGAATTGCTTGTTGTTGAACAGTTGAATCAAAGTCAGCTGTCATTAACAATGAGATATTAACTGCTTCTGGATCTCTAAAGTTTGTTAAAGCATTAATTAGAGCGCTGTCTAATGTTGCTGGGTTTGCATATGAAATACCATCAGCACCGTTACCTAATTGTCTGTTATGCGCTCTAGTATCTTTATAGATTGTTAAAGCTGGAGTTGTTGACAATGCGCCCCAACCAGTTGTATTAGTTGTTGGGTGACCTGTCCATAAAACCCATTTTGACTTTCTGTAAAGAACTTCTTTATAATAGTTTGTTGAACCATCTACAGCAATAGCATCTGAAAGAACAGATACGCTTGTATATGTTTCTAATGGTGTGTTAGCGTAACCAGTAATTAAACCAGTTGCGTCAACAACAGCAATATGGATTTCATCGTTTACGTTTGGATTGCCTGTTTTATTTGCAACGTATGGTGATGTTCCTGGAGCATATGGGAACAATTTTGCAAATTGATACAATGGATCAGCAACTCCAACAATAGTCACATTACTTGTTCCATTTGGTGTAAATGTTAAGTTTGCGTTTAAAGTTACAAGATTAGTTACAGTGTTGTAAGCAACAATTGTTGCACTGTTTATTGCACCGTTTGCACCATAACCGCTTGAAATTGTTAAAACACCACCAACATAAGAATTTGGTGTTGTGTTTGGTGTTGTTAGAATTGTTGACACAAGGTTAACAGATGAGGTTGTTGAACCAGTACCTGTAATACCACCAACAGCTACGTTGAATGTTGCATTAGCGTTAGCCGCCCATGCAGTTGCTGATGGCCAGTAGATAACTTGTAAAGAGTTACCCAAGTTTCCTGGATATCTTGCGATAGTTGAGTTATTTTGGTTTCCGCTTTGGTTATAACCGAAAGATGTGGTATTGCTGAAGTAGAAACCTTCGTTTGGCATACTTACGTTTGCGCCATAGTTTGTATTTGACATGGCATTATTAGCACCAGACAATTGAGCGCGAACGACTTGTAAGTTGTTTGAGTATGATAAGAAGTTTACAGCAGTAAAAAATGAGTTTGAGGTGTTTGCATCTGGATTACCAAATGTGTTGTTCAAGTTCACTTCGCTTGAAATTTGTACTGGTGTGTTTGCAGGACCCCAACTGAAAACGCCAGCAAGTGCGCCGATTGATGTTGAAACTGCTGGTGTCTGAGTAGTTAAATCTACTTCATTAATTTGGACGCCTGGTGAAACTAGAATTGCCATGTTTTTCTCCTACGATATAGGCAGAGATCGATAATCTTCATTTATTTATAAAAACCAGTTCTTATTGATACCAGTTCTTATAGAAGTCTTGCAGAGCTGCCCCGTCGGTTTCTTCGACAGTTTCCCAGATCAGACCAACGCTTCTGTAATATTTAGGGTTTTCTATTTCCTCAACTTGATTATAAAATGGAAGAGGCATTTCCTCCTCAATTTGTTTCATTTTTTCTTCATAAAGTCTTTGACGAATATCAAAACTGGTTAAATCTCTAAAATAAGGTTGTGAAGTCAACCAAGCAAATATGACCAAACACATTGCCAAGTCGTCATTTGACCCTTCTTCAGCGGCATAAGTTTGATCGCGTTTCATTACAAAAGTAGAAAGTTCTTCAATAACATTGAAGTCTTGAATCAATAAACGTTGATTTTCAATTAATTCTTTTAGCGAGTTACAACCCTGACGTTTACTTCTTTTTGTGGTCTTAATACCTAATTGTTTGGCTCGCCCTTGAGTCAAATAATATCTTCCGTTGGCTTCCTCTCCGTGGAACATATTGTCATATTCTAATTCGTAGAACGTTAAATCTGCAACCTGAGCACCAACGTCATTATTTTCAATTAATAGGTAAGCCTCATTATAATGTTTAGCTGTTTGCACCAATACGTCTGGAAAGTGCATTGGTGAGATGGTATTGTTTCTATATTTGGCAGCAATTGTAAATGGTTCTTTAGATGTATTGATTACCAAGAATGCGGAATAGTCTAAAGCCTGACCTCTTGACGAGTCAACTGCCATCACATAAAAGTTTCCTGGAACTGGGTTTTCGTAAATTTCCAATTTACCATCAAACTTAAGATCTATTG